TCTGTGATACTGCCAAAGCGCAGGGTTGCGAATCTGCAATCTTTCTGGGTGATTGGCATCATAATCGTAGTACCACAGATGTGAGTACTATGAATTATACTGTGTCAAATTTAGAAAAACTAAGTTCTTCGTTTGAAAAAGTCTATTTCATTCTAGGCAATCACGATTTGTTCTACAAAGACAAACGTGAAATTAACTCCATTGAGTTCATGCGCCTGTTTCCAAACATTGTACCAATTAAAGATACACTAGTTGAAGGCGATGTTACTATCATGCCCTGGTTAATAGGTGATGAATGGAAAGACATTCCTAAAATGAAAAGTCGCTATATCTTTGGACATCTTGAGTTGCCGTTGTTCTATATGAATGCCATGGTGCAGATGCCGGACCACGGACAATTACAAGCCGGACATTTCGGTAATCAAGAATATGTGTTCAGCGGTCACTTCCATAAACGTCAAAGTAAAGGTAATGTAACTTATATTGGCAATGCTTTCCCGCACAACTATGCTGATGCAGGTGACGATGATCGTGGCATGATGATCTTAGAGTGGGGCGGCAAGCCGGAATATCATACATGGCCTGGGCAACCTACCTTTCGAACTTATAAACTAAGTCAAATCATCGACACCCCTGATGCATTGTTGCGTGAAAAAATGCATTGTCGAGTAACTATTGACTTGCCTATTAGTTTTGAAGAAGCAAATTTTATTCGAGAAACGTTTATACCGCAATATAATTTGCGTGAACTAATGTTGATTCCTGAAAAAGTAGAAATTGAATCAAACTTAACTCCTATTGACATTACATTTGAAAGTGTTGACACTATTGTTATGAATCAAATCAATGCTATCGATAGTTCAGCATACGACAAAAATTTATTATTGGATATCTATAAAGATCTATGATCAAAATTAAAAATCTAACTGTCCGTAACTTCATGAGTGTGGGCAATCAAACCCAGGCCATTGATTTTGACAAAGGACAGCTTACACTTGTATTAGGTGAAAACTTAGACTTAGGTGGAGATGACAGCGGTGCTAGAAACGGCACAGGCAAGACCACTATTATCAACGGTCTCAGCTATGCTATCTACGGGCAAGCATTGACCAATATCAAACGTGATAACCTTATCAACAAAATCAATAGCAAAGGAATGTTGTGTACTGTAACCTTTGAGAAAGATGGTATTGAATATCACATCGAACGTGGTCGCAAGCCCAATGTTTTAAAATTTAGTATCAACGGTCAAGAACAACAACTTACCGACTTAGATGAAAGTCAGGGAGATAGTCGTGAGACACAAAAAGCTATTGAAGAAATGATCAATATGAGCCATGAGATGTTCAAACATCTTGTAGCTCTAAACACTTATACTGAACCGTTTCTAGCAATGAAGGCGGGCGATCAACGCAATATTATTGAACAGTTATTAGGTATTACATTACTTTCTGAAAAAGCAGAAGCACTTAAAGAACAAATTCGATTGAGTAAAGATAATATTCAAACAGAAAATACAAGAATCGAAACAGTCAAAGCTAGTAATGCACGTATTCAACAAAGCATCGATGCATTAGAAAGAAAACAAAGCATCTGGGACGACACTAAAGAAAAAAATATAGAGAATTTATTAAAAAGTGTTGACGTATTAAGTCATATTGATGCAGAAGCTGAGATTGCCGCACACAAAGAACTAGCGGCATTTAATCAAAAGCGTAAAGACATCGACGATTTAAACAAAGCTATCAGTCGTGCAGAGTTAGACGAAGCACGAGAAACAAAACAAATCGAAAAACTTAAAAAAGAAATCAAAGATTTAGAAGATCATAAGTGTTATGCATGTGGTCAAGACCTACACGACAGCAAACATGAAGAAGTATTAGAGTCTAAAAAGAAATCGTTGCAAGAATCCGCATTACAAGCATTATCAACTAATTCGCAATGGATTGAACTTACTGACGCACTTAAAGAACTAGGTGAATTAGGCACATGCCCTAAGGTGCAATATGATACTTTAGAAGAAGCACTTAATCACAAGAATACAGTTATTAGTTTAGAGAAAGATTTGATTCTAAAAGAAGCCGAAACTAATCCTTATCTAGAACAAATTGAAGAGTTACGAAAGACTGCTGTACAAGAAATTGATTGGGAAGCAGTTAACGAGTTAACTAGAGTCAAAGAACATCAGGAATTCTTGTACAAACTTCTTACAAACAAAGATTCGTTTGTGAGGAAGCGTATTATTGATCAAAACTTAGCATTCTTAAATCAGCGTCTAACTTATTATCTTGATAAAATTGGATTGCCACACATTGTTGAGTTTCAAAACGATTTGAGTGTTATTATTACACAGTTAGGACAAGATTTAGACTTTGATAACCTGTCACGGGGTGAACGTAATCGATTAATTCTTTCTCTAAGTTGGGCATTCCGTGATGTATGGGAAAACTTATATCATCCTATTAATTTACTGTTCATCGACGAACTTGTAGATTCAGGCATGGATTCAAGCGGGGTGGAATCTAGTATTGCGGTGTTAAAGAAAATGACCCGTGAACGTAATAAGAATGTATTCTTAATTTCTCATAGAGACGATCTAACTAGTCGTGTTAATCACGTACTTAAGGTTATTAAAGAAAACGGATTTACTAGCTATTCAAACGATGTGGAGATTGTTGCTTGACAACAGAAGCGCACGATAAAATGATTGCTGCTTTTCAGGAATATTTTAAGTGGCAAGAAAGATTTGAATACAAAGGCTCAGACGAAGCAGGCATTAAGGCACGATATTGGCTATCAGAAATACGCAACGAAGCATCAATTAGGCGAGTAGAAATACAAGAAAAACGAGAACAACGCAAGAAATCCAGAAAAGGCATGATAGGCAGACCGCCCAAGGTAACTAAATGAGTGCAATGGACGTATCAAAATCAACCCGTAAATGAAATACCAGAAGGCTATATTGGCTTTGTTTACATAATCACGAACACCGTAACCGGACAGAAGTACATAGGCAAGAAATTAGCACAATTCAAACGTACTAAACCCCCACTCAAAGGCAAAAAACTTAAAAGAAGAAGCACAGTAGAAAGCGATTGGCGAGAATATTGGGGTTCATCTGATAGGTTAAACGCAGACGTCCAAACATTAGGTCCGGAAAACTTCACAAGAAAAATACTTTACCTTTGCAAATCCAAGGCAGAACTAAGTTATTTAGAAGCAAGAGAACAGTTTGAACGCAGAGTTTTAGAAACTGATGACTATTATAATGGCATTATAAACGTCAGAGTCGGCGGTTCAAACATACTTAGACAACGTCTTTTAGAACAATCTCAGGCAAAATAAAGCGGTATTTTCAGCTGGCGCAGGCTTAATTTCGTGCGCTCTAAACCTGGATCTCGGATCTCAGGGACGGAAATCCTTGCCGCAAAGGTGCTTAACCACTACCCGAAAGGATGACGATCGCTACTAAGACCTGCGATTTGGTTATTTGAATAGAAAAACAAGGCAAAAAGAAGGGAGAGAAACCCTTAGGTTGATACGTATGTTAGCGTATATGTATTGATCCACCGTCATATTGACTGAGCTCGAGGTACCGGATGACCGCCTCTGTAATTGCTTTAACGCTAAGTGTACTGTGCAACTCGCATAATGCTTCTTGACCCGTAAAGGGTCAAGTGTGACTGAACAATCTGCATAATACTTAACGTGCTTCGCACTTAATATTATATCTCTAAAAGAAAAAATGCGTTGAGCGTTAGCGAAAACGCTAACGAGCTCTGCTCGTTAATAAATATACTACAACATTCGGAATCCAACAAATGCGTATAAATGATATTTTAATCGAAAACAAACAAGTAACTGAAGCTCCTTTAGGTATGCTCAGTAAACTAGGACATGGGGTTAAAAGTGCTTTTGGTAGTAGTAAATCAAAAGGCGTTTTAGCTACAGGCAATGCTTCTAATCAATTAAAAAAAGATTATATGGCAATGTTGGGTTCAACTGGCCAAGAAGCGGAAAGTGATAATCTAATAGCTTTCTTACAAAAAGCAGGATATCCTGTAGATCGAGTTAAACAAACATTGGGTAAGGCACAAGCTGAACCTATTGAGCCTACTATGGATCCTGAGAATCCGCCAGCAGCTGGCGCTGTTCAACCAACACC